GTATCCAGCCAGCCAGCCAGTATCAAAGGCTCTAGCCCCGAAAAAAACATTTGGATTAGCCGAAAGCGTTGTTGGCCTATTTACGCAAAATATCTCAAAACTAGCTGTTCCAAACTTGAGCGGATAGGAAAGCCCAGTGCTGTTAGGGAATGTGAGCTGGTGGCTTGTGCCATTAAATGAGATCGACGCTTTCCCATTTTCAGCGGTTGCGCTGTAGACAGGTTGAAGACTTGCACTTGACTGCGCCGGATGCAGGCCGTTTCCACTTTTATCGCGCCACTCACTCACTGCCGTATTACTCAAGGTCACGCTGCTGGCATCTGCAGCATCCAACCACAACGCCGTTCGAATCATGCTGGGGTTCCAAATGCTTTCGTTCCACAGGAACCCTGGCTTGACGTTAAGCGTCATACATCACCTCCATCGGGCTCAGTAGTGTCGTTGACTACTGGGGCTACATACGGTGTGCCGTCAGCGTTGAACTGAGGGGGAATGGGGCCAACGTAATAGGGACCGACCTTAAGGTCTTGGCACGCCTTACGCGAAACGGATTCGGCGTATTCAGCCACCACATCCTCAGGCTGTTTGCCTTCAAGGTTGGCGGTAGCGATGATGCCGGGGACGAGTGTGTCGTCGATTGTGATTGTGAAAGAAGCCATGATGGTTAAGTAGCGATGAGGCCAAGGTCACGCATCCGAGCAAGGAGTGCGTTCAGTTGAGTAATGACGGAAGCAGCATCCGTCGCGTCAGCAACCGCAGTGGGCTGCACCACGGGGGTGGCGTTGTAGAAGCCAAGTTTTTGTGTAGTAGTCGTGCCAATCTTGGTGCCAGTGGTGGTGCCTAATGAAAAGTTAACGCCGTTTGTTACAAAGATTCCTAGCCCAGCAGGACTCCTTTGAAATCTACAACCAGGGACAACTACATCGTGATTGTTAGTGTTTGCCAACGTCAGAGTATTTCCTGCTAGAGAAAACCCTGAAAAACCGCCGTTACTAAAAATCTCTAGCCTGCTTTCTTCGGAACCTATTCTGGTAACAGTGAAATTAGTAGAAGTAATATTTCCTGTTCCGCTAATACGTGCCTGACTCGTCCCATTCACCTGCAGATCTAGCAGGTTCCCCGCAAATCCACTCGCTGCATTAACACCAAGACCAGTACCACTCGTGCTCCACGCAGTCGAAGTCGTACCAGTTGGTTCAACCAAAAAGTGTGGCTTCGTTGTGGTGCTAGTGCCACCCGTGAACCAAGTGCCGGTGAAAACCTTGGCGGGGTTTGATGCAGTGGCGTTATAGCTATTGATAAACCTGCCCGAAGTGGTCAGGATGCTGCCGTCATAGGTCAGCGTGCTAGCGCCAGCTTGAGCACCTGCATTGTTCCACAGCAGTTGCCCACTAGACCCAGCAACTAATGCGACCGTACCAGTTGCATCGGGGAAGCTGATTGTGCGGTTAGCGGTAGGGGTGACGGTTTGAACCGTAGTGGTGAAGGTGCCGCCGTCATCGAGGTTGATGTCACCCTTATTGGTTAGGACGTTAGTGGTCTTGTTCCACGTCAGGTCGGCATCGCCGCCAAATGCGCCGCCGTCGTTGAACTGAACTTGTGTGTCAGAACCACCAGGAGTGCCGCCACCACCACCCGCGCCAGTTTGATCAAGGCCGGCACCTAAAAGTGGGTTGTAAACGTATGACATCGGTTTAGCTCCTGGTAACAGTCAGCAGATTGTTGCTGCCGTCATAAGTCATCGTAAGAGTGGCCACCACCTTCCCACTGGCGCCACCACGCTTGAACACGGTTTGCGTCAGATTGCTTCCCGTGTAGGTATTGGCGATGTAATCATGCGTGGGAATTTCAAGCCCACTACGTGGAACAGCATCACCGCCGCCAAGGAAAACGCTCATGACCTGCGAATAGCAATGTTGCCTGGTCCGCTAATTCTAAGCCCTGTCAAATACCTTTCAAACAACGGCGGGACCTTATCCGCACCAACTGCCCCGAAATCAACGTTGGGCGTCACGTCAAGGCTGCCGATTTTGACGTTTTTGTAATCTTCCAATCCACTGAGCCCTAGCGCATCGGTGTTGTTGTGAAGGAAGACCGCAAGGACAACCTGGGCGTATTTGATTTGCGTTGGGATTTCTGTATCCGTGAAATAGTCGGTGGTGATCCGGAATGGAAAGCCAACCGCATAGGTGTTGATGTAGGTATCAGGCTTGCGGACGCCTGTGCGAGGCCATTGCAGGGCTTGGGTATCAGTTGCCCGTGCGCCTAGAAAACGCTCCCGATCCAAGCGTTGGGTAGCGGTAAACAAGGCACGGTTACGACTGTCCGTATTCCCTGTGTTCCAATGCTTTACGTCGTCATCCTCAACAAAACCATCAACAATGGCCTGCGCATCAGCCAACGTGATGTAAGAGTTTGCGGAGGCAGAACCCACGGTGGCGTTAATTACGATCGCCATTAGCAGCCTCCTGTTTTGGCTTTACAGCGCGACGCCTTTTAGGTTCGGGCTGCTCATCAACTGTTTCAAGTTTAGGGGCCAGCTCTGCATTAGAAAAAGAGGCCCCAGCCGTAGCCAGAGCCTCCCGTTCACGCAGTCGCCGGAAAGCGAAAAGCGACATCAGCCGCCCTTGCGGTACACAGTGAAGGCAGGGGTGCCCACTGCGGTGCAGACGAACACATAGGTTGCGCTCGATGCAGCAGCAATGGTTGCCATACCAGCCACGCCACCCAGGGTGATGCCAGAAGCGGCAGCGGTCAGGGTGATTGCATGAGTAGAGGCAGCCACGTTTACCACGGTCAGCTCAAAGCTGGTGCCAATTTCAAGTTGCCCACCGAAGAAGGTCTTGAGATCAGCGCCTGTGGGGGTGGTCAGAGCACGACCCGTGGAAGGGGTCATGGTCACAATGCCCTCAACACACTGTGTAGCGGTGAGGGTGGTTGCTTCGTTACCGGCGGCGGTAACAACCTTCTGGGAAGCCTTGACGTTCAGGACGGCAAGATCAGAAGTCAGCTCAAAGATCGAGGATGGCATGGTTAATTACCTCAATCAAAATTCGAAGTGATCGTCGCACGAACCACCCCGATATTTTTTGTTTCGTACACCTTGCTCCAGTTGCCCACGGTTGCGAGCTGAGCACGGGTCGGGTTCGTGGTGGTCACGGCCCACTTGGCGCCTACCGGGTGGTAGATGTAGTGCATGTCAAGCGACATTGCATCCGACTTGGCAAGGATGTCGCGGTCGGTTTCAGTGCGCATGGCAGCCTGCTCACCAGATGCAACTGCACCGTTGGTGAAGAAATAACAGGCGTAGTTACCACCGCTGTTGGTGATGTCGTCAGAGACGATCACATTCAGACCCATGTAGGTCGGAACGCGCACATCGCCGTATGCAGCAGCAATAGAGCCGCCGACAGCGTTGATGGTGCTAGCACCGGTTGCAGGAGTGGTCAGACGAGCTTCCGTGTTGGTCACGTAGTCGATCGCCTTACGCTCCAGAAGGTCGTAATAGCAAGCCGAGTGCATGGCAACAGCGGTCAGCTTGTCGCCTTGATCGCCCAGGATTGCGCGAGCACGAGCCACCTGACGGGGACCGAGGGGAGTAGCGCCGCTGGTGTCAAAACGCAGGTCGTTGAAGGCAGGGGAGTCAGAGCCGGTGAGGCTGCCGAACACACCTTCCAGACACTTGTACAGATCAGCCTGCTGTTGGTTGGCAACGTATTCACCAACCTTTTGACCGATGGCAGCCATGGGGTCGGAACCTGCAGCAAGAGCAGCAAGGTCACGGGCCTCAAAAGCGCGGCCACGGTGCAGGATCACGCCAACTTGCTTGTCAGCAGTGATTTTGCCGGGGGTCAGGCTGGTGGAGTCGGTGAGGACTTCCAGGTCGCCAGACAGGTTTGCCTTCCAGAAAGGCACATTTACGAAGTCACCACCCTCGGTTGCATTCAGTTCCGCCATGGGCTGTACAACGCCGCTGGCCAGAAACTGATTCCGTTGTGTCGATTGCTCGATCACATACGGAGTAAAAATTTCGGGGATGATGACATCAGAGCGAAGAGTCGCCATGATGAATCCTTAGGTAATTTGCTGTTTGCGGGCGTAACCCAATAACGGAACGGCGTAACCATTCACGTTTAACGGTTACATCTTAAGCAGAAGCCGCTGCAGTTTTCAACTTTTCATACAGATCACGATCCGTGCGGAACAGGCGTGACTGCTCGGTCAGGTTGAAATTCTCGGGCAGGAATGGGTTTTTGATGCCCACGGGTACGTCGGTGCTGCTGATCTTGGTGCCGACAGGTGCGCCAGAGCCTTTGACGTTGGATGCCTTGAATAGGTAACCACGCTCGGCCTTGAGACGCTCTACCCACTGATCCATGGGAATTTCGTTGTAGCCATCAACAGCAATGGGGTTGCCGCTTTCGTCAAGCTTCAACTGATCACGCACCAAGCGCAATGCATCGTGTGGGTTATGGGCACCCTGTTCGGCAAGAATTGCAACGACACGATTATCAAGTTGATTGACCGTCAGTTGCGACTCAAGTTCGGCGATACGTTTTTTGTAGCCGTCTTCACGCTCTTGGAATTGCTGAGCGTATTGCTTCAGGGCTTCGTCGTATTTGCCTTTGGACTCAAGCTCTTCCTGTTCTTTCTTGCGCTTGAACTCAACAAGCTCCTGAACATTGAGACCATCAGGCAGTGCTGGTGTCTTTTCCTTGGCCTCTTTGAGTTTGCCGATCAGCTCAAAGTTTTTGCGTTCCAATGCCTCAACGCTTCGTTTCAATGCGTCAAGGTCATCACCAGATGCAGTCGGCGTAGCTTCCTGCAATTGCTCTTCAGACATGAAAAACCCGTAGGGTAACAATCAGAGTGTATAGGTAGGTTTACACCTTGTCACGTCATGTCACCGCGCGAGTGGGATACACCGGTTCGTGGGCCATGGAACCCGATCATTCACCACTGCCTGAAGGCGGTGGATCTGCACATGATGGAGTATTTGGCGACGGGTGATCCGTGGCACGCGAGGAATGCGCAGGCGCTACGTGCGTATGTGATGGGCTTGAAGGATTGGATCCACCATCAGGAACAGGGTTAATCGTCTTCGTCGCTGTCGTCGTCGTCGTCAACGCAGATGATTACTTCCACGCCCTCAGCCAGCCTGCCCATCAATGCGCCAAGCGTGTCAGGACTGGTGGGACAGGGAAAAACAAAACGGCCTTCAATGATGCCGTCGCTGCACTTGAGGTATGTGCAGTTGCCTTCCCAGATGCGGCCTTTCATTTTTTGGGCTTGCGTTTTTTGGCTGTCTTGGCAGCAGCCTTGAAAGCACCTTTGTCGGGGTAATCGGCTTCGCCGGGGCGGGCCTTGCGCTCTTTGGCGCCTTCCTCCATCCGCTTGCGTTTGGCGTTGATGTTGGCGTAAAGGCCGGGTTTCTTGGGTGCCATTACTTTTTCTTGCGTGCTTTGCCGGCTTCACTCAGGGCAATCGCGAGTGCTTGAGATTTACTCTTGACCTTGGGACCTTTACCGGGGCCAGGTTTGCCGGACTGCAGGGTGCCTTCCTTGTATTCCTTCATCACCTTGCCGATTTTCTTCTCGGCCTTGGTCGGCTTCTTAGCCATTGTTTGAGCCGTAGCGTTCCTTTAATACTCTAAGTGGGACTTCAGATCCGTCTTCGCGCACCATCCGACCTAGCGCCTGTTGCGGGCCAAACTTTTGGCTGAGGCGATCAAAGTACGCGGCGCGTGATTTACCGAGCACCTCTTCTTGATATGCCTTCGGTTGTTTTTGTAGCCACTGACCGTAGTTGGTACTAGCCGAAACGCGACCACCTTCTGCCGCACGCGTACCTTCGCCAATGACTTCCTCGGGCGGACGCAAACCAAGTGCGCGGTAATCAACAATCGGAATCGTCGTTGACCTGCAGTTGAAGTGAACTGGCGGTTGCGGGCCTTTGCCGTAAACATATTCTTTGCCGTCAAGGCTGCGGCAGATTGCTGAGGTGCGGCTATCCAGCGTGGCAACGTAACGGTATTTCTTGGTTACGTCCTGATTGGCTTGATAGACGTTTTGGCTAGCCGTATTCGCCACCTGCTGCACGCTTGTACGCACAACGGTCAACACTTGATGATCAGCCATCTTGATCAGTTCGCCACCTGCTAGGGCTTGCTGCTTTGCGGTCTTGGCCAGTTGCCCAAAATCAAGGTTTCCCACCAAGCGACGTGCGATCTGCGGCGTGGGTTCACCAGCAAGGATGCCCGTTCTGATTGTGGTGTTGAAGCGTTGCGCTTGCGATTCGGCAAGACCACGAAACGCCTTTTCTACGACCTGCCCGTTCGGCAATGTGATCGCTGCACCTT